TAGGTAGCGTGCCATTTAAAACTCCTATCGGTACTTGGATGTCTTACTCGCTATTTTAGCGGGTTGTTTCACAAATTGTTGTCCTTTTGCTTTGCCAGCACGTTTTGCACGCGTTGTCGCAGCATACTCAGCAGGGCTGAGATTTTTAATCGCAGCTTCTGGAAGGTATCTTTCACCTGTTTTATTAGACGGTTTTCCACTTTTGGTTCTCCATTTTTGGTCGCCCCAGTCTTTTAGAGATTGCTGCGGCGCTTTCAATCTTTGTACCCCCCGCCAGCAGCCTTGTATTTCTTGGCTACCAACTGAGCTTTACGTGCTGACCACTGGCCTGCGCCTGTACCTTGCGTTGCGGCAGCTTTTACCTGCGACACAATCCGTTTACGCAACTCAGGCTTCGTGTAGTTACCTGCGGCGTTTACAGTAGATTTTGGTTTAGTAGCCATCAGCATTTCCACCTTGCAAGTGCCGCTGCCTTACGTGTTGGTTTGCCCTTCTCGTCCTTCATAGGCCCGGGCATACCAGACATGCGTGCACAAAATGAATCTTTGCGTTTACCGCCCTGAGGCTGTGGAGCTTTTAAGTTGCTGCCTGTAGCTGCGTTGTACTTAGCACGACCTTTAGCAGTCAGCCCAGCACCCTGCGATACAGGTAGTTTCTCCCCACGGCCTACGGATAGATTAACACCCTTTTTCGTAGCCATTACACAGCCTGTAAGAACGTAGTAGTTTTTGCGGATGTAGGAAGGGTTACGTGAATATCAGTAGTGAATAAGATGCCGTCGTCAGGGATATTCATAACAGTCGGTTGTGTGCCAGTGCCGATATTAAACTGCAACCTCACAGTGCCAGAAGCGCCGCCGTCACGAAAGATAACATCACCAGCAGTACCACCACTAATTGTGTGATACCCACGTAGTTGACGCCGCCCAGTCGCTACAGTACCTGTTGCGTCTGTATGTACAGCCGTTACATTTGACATATTGTTCTCCTAAAAGGAAGGGGCCGAAGCCCCTATCCTAATGCCGTTTAGTTGATGTCTGTAAACATTGCGAAGATACGCACAACAGCAGCGGCTGGTACGGCAGTACCAAGCGTAATGTCGATAGTATCAGCAGCGGCGTACACCTTACCACCACTCAAAGTGGGAGCAAATGCACCAGACGACAACACGGGAACGCCACCAGAAGTAGCAGCCGAGTTTGCTGAAGTTGCAGCCAAGTAACCAGCGGCGGCGGAGCCGTCACCGATAGAGATGGTGCTAGTTACGCCAGCAGCAGTGGTAACTACCATACCCACGTTAGACACCAAAGTGCCTGCGGGGATAGGGATAATTTCCATTACGTCAGAAGCAGCCAGTGCAGTTGCACCAGCAGCAGAACGTGCTGCAATGATCGCTGGGAAGTCAAGAATCATCTCCACCAAATGAACTTTGTGAAGTGCATTTGAGGGGAGGGCGGCTGAGCCTTTGTTAAAGCCCAAGGTATCGGTATATGTAGCCATTTTAAATCTCCAAAAAAGGTTAAACGAGGAGGCCGAAGCCCCCTAATTGATTAAGCCAGAGTCACAATGCCCTGAGCCAAAGCTTCAGGCTTGACAACTTTGTAGCCATACACTTGCAAGCCACGGACGATATTGCCGAAGGTGGACTCAGAGCGGATGGTTTCCATTTCAGTCATCTGTGAGGCAAAAGTAAAGCCCATTCTGTGACCAGCGATCAAGCTGAACTTACCGCTGGTAACGCTCAGGTTGTGGCTCATGTAAATGGTGAAGCGGTCGATCATGCCGAGGCGACCGTTACGGATAACAGACTGTGCGTCACCAGTAATAGAAGCATCCTTCAGATCGGACTTCTTAATGAAACCAGCCATCTTGGCAGGAATAACCAAGAAACGGTCGCTCTCAGGAGCATTGGCTTCGTCCAACACTGTGCCCAAGTCGATGATGTACTCCAAGACGTTGGTCTTAGTAATCGCAATAGGAGAACCAGTCGTACCTAAGTCAATGTTGGCAGTAATGCGGCCAGCAGTTGCACCTTTATTCAAGGAAGAAATACCGGGCAGCATGTCAGTCAACACACGTTGGTCAATCTTAATCTTCATCTTTTCAGATGCGTCTTTAGTCCAAGTGTCCATCAAGTTGATGTCCGATTGAACTTTGTCCACGTCGTCTTCGATGCAGGAGAAGTACTCGCCTTTGTCGATCAACAACTGCAACTTAGCTTTGTCTGGATTCTCAACTTGGAGAGTCTGACCTTTTACATAAGTGCGGATGGTGACTTCAGGAGAAGTGCGGATATTGACGGTATCGCCATATGAGCGGATTTCGCCTTCGTAGTCAGTGTTAGAGATTGCTGCGAGCACGGTGGCATCGTAGAAATTCTCAATGAGTTTGCCAGACCAGATTTCTGGAATGAAGTTGCCCGAATACTGTGGGCGGCCAGCGGCGTTAGGGTATGCCATGATGAAGCTCCTTGTCTAGTTAAACAACAATACGACCTTCTCGCTGTGCAGCGAAAATGTCGCGTTCGATTCGATCACGCTCAGTCTCACGCCCTTTGTACTTCTGCGAACGGACATCGTTGAAAAAGGTTTTGATGTCATCCGCAGAGTATGTCTTGGCGCTGGAATTGTTGGACGGGTTAGAGCCGCGTGAGCGACCCGGTGCAACCTGTTTTTCCAATTCCGAACCTTGCGTATTTCGGTTAGCGCGAGCACCAGTAGGCTGTCCATTGATCTCACCCCATGCTTGGAAGAAACTAATAACACGGCGAGTGTCAAGATTACGCTGTGCGTCCTCAAGATACGTCTGCCGAGTAATCCCAGTTAGCGGATCAACCTCTAACAACCAAGACTGAAAGGCTTGAGTGTCATTGACTGCACGCCAATTAGGGACATTATCAGTTATATCTGCCCAGAATTTCTGCTCTGCGGTAACAGCTTGTCTGTGCGCCACTGCTTGTACCTGAGGTACAACGCTGGTGTGCATCTGACGAAACATACCTTCCAACTGCGCAATCTTCTGCGCCACGGGCATTAACTCCTCGCGGCTAACTTTCCGCATAACATCCAGTGACTCACCATATTCCTGCACATCTTGGTCGGTGACCAAGGGGTCGTGCTGGGCTTGGCGTGCTTGGGGTTGTTGTTGCGCGGAAAGCGAAGAAAGCAGTTGTTCAAGCTGCTGAACGCGCCCTTGCATTTCACGGTTATGTGCGTGTAAGCGTGGGACTTCTGCGTTGTACATACCCTGAAGGGTTCTGTACTTCTGGACAACATCTTCTGAACTTTGGGTTCCTGCTGACGGTTGCTCTGTATTTTCAGCAGGGTGAGCAGCATCGTTAACGCCAGAATTCTCGTAGGAAGAAGGGTCATTGTCATAAGCGGACTCATTGGACGGAGTGTTTCCATTGGCGACATTTTGTGCGCCTTGGTTTTCTTCGTCGTTAAGTTGCTTGTACAACTCCTGTACAGCCTCGGTCTGTTTGCGAATTTGCTCTGGAAGTGCCATTTTTACGCTCCTATCGGTATGCGTTAACTAGACGGCGAGTCATTTTGACTTTGCCGCTACAAAATCAGGGGCATCTTTGACAAGGTTGTACACCTCGCCCAATACCTGACAGCGCCCCTGTGGGACTGCCGGGTTGTTTACTGCAAGTGGCAACTTAGATAACTCGTGCTCATACCACATCTTAAGCCATTCCCGGACTTCTGGGAACTGGCGTGAGACGTTCGCAAGCGCTTGCATTGCCTTGTCGTCAGGACGGATCATGCCGCCCTCCCACTTACACGATTACTGACTACGTTGCCATCCATACCACCTTTGGGAGAACCGTCCGGTTGAGTAGGTGTAGGCTCTTGTTGCGATTGCTGTGCAGCAATCTGAGCCTGCGCCCTACCAAGGAACGCAGATTTCTCCCGAGATGGAACGATGTCATCCACAGGCATTTGCAACCCTTTAGCGATCTCACGAAGGATCGCTGCCCTACCATCCTTACCGACAATTTCCATGTCGATCTGATTGGCGGTTGCATTAAGGAACTCGATACGGCGCACGTTAACGGTCTCTTTGACCGCCAAGTTAACTGCGCCTCTGGCTATAACTTGTGCGTCGCCCTTGATGGACTCATCCTCGTCATAACGCATGTTGTAAACAAACTGGCGTTGCACGATGGGTTTAATCACATCGCTGTCAATGTGCATCACGACTTGGCGAATACCCTTACCGGATGCGCCCATCAACATGGACAAGCCAGAAGAAGTACGGCCAGCGCCTTGTACATTCAAGTCGCCATACATGTACGCCGGAATACCGGAGTGCTCGTCAGCCAACTTGCTGAATCTCTCGTACACAGCCATGAGAGTATTTGCATTGTCTTCAGGTTGCGTAAACCGCACGGCAGGGGCACTCGAGCCAATAGGATCGTTGAGCGTCTGCCAGATTTTCCAAGGGTGAATCTGTGTGATGTCCTCGTTGGGCGGCAACCGCTCAAGGTTAACTTCGACCTGTGGGCCGGAAGCAATACCCATGTTGTTGACCAAGGCTCGTGCTGAAGCATTACAGACGTTCTGCACGTCCTCAATGACTTCGGGAATAGCCTTACCCCAGAATGAACCGGGGCACTTGATAAACGAGGTTTTAGCGTACGGCTTCTCACCGAGGGGGTCGTAGTTCAGTACGGCCTTGATGGTGTAGTTGCCTACTTGCCAGATGTTGGCGTCATACTCACGAGCAGAATCAGGAACATCGTCCTCAGTAAGACCCCACTCAATCAGCATCTTGCCGGATACTTTGCCCCAGAACTCTAGGGTATCGAACATCTCGGTCGGGCGCATGTGCGAATAGAACTTACGCTCTTGCTCTTGCTTGAGGAGTTCCACATCCATGTTAATCCAAGACTGACCATTGCCAATATCAAGGACTTTGCGAATAGCATCATCGTCGTAGCCGGGGACACCGATCAAGTCGGCAAGTTCCATCCGGCTCAAGCGATGATGCTCGAACAGGTAACCGTCCTTAATGTTGGTGATGCCCGGCTCAGGGTAAATACGGAACGGATCAACTCGTTCGTGTTCTGGCGCAATTCGTTCGATTGGCTTAGCAACAGTCTTACCTGTAAGAGGATCAGTCTCCCATCCAAGTGCACGTTGCCTACGGACAACTGGCCCTTTGATGAACGCCGAAGGGTAGGTTACTAGGTCGGTAACAAAATCGTTGAAGGCTTCAGCCCAGCCGCCTTGAGCAAACTGATCGCTGATCTTGATCTTCATTTTGTCAGCACGGTTCTGTGCTTCTTGCAAAATATTAAAGCGATAGTCTTGTGCGACCATCTCTTTGATCTCGCTCATTGCAGCAGGGTTAGGCGCTTGCCCAGTTTCCTCGACAAGTTTTAAAACCTTGTACGCAAAAATTTCTTGGATAGCCTTTGACTGCTGCGGAGACATATCAGGGATTGGAGTCGCATGAATATCCCACGGAGGTGTACCGCTATCAAGCAAAATGTCTCGCAGCCAAGACTCGGCTGCACGACACTTTACTTCAGTAATCATCATGTATATATCAGAACCGCCCTGTGCTTTGATGTCACGAGCTTTATCGTCTTCGTACTCACCGTTGCGCTGGCGTAACGCCTTAAGCATCTTCTGCTCAATAGGTTTCTTCGCTTGTTGCGCAGCATCCCAGCACTCGCGTAGATAAGCTGAAAGGCCAAGGATTAATGGCTGACTCTGGCGTTCCGCCAAAGCTTTATCCGAATCCTCTTTCTCTTGTTGACGAGAGAGGTCAGAATTACTTACAACGCGAAGGAATGACAGACCAGCCATTTAGTTACCCCTTGGTACAGAATAGTATCTATCACCAAACTTTTTAATTTCTGAGCCGCGTGCTTTTTCTGCGGCATCTGCTTTGTCCCACGTGGGATGAGCACGCCCTTTTAAGACCATATACGAATCATTGGGTAGTTTGTATTGTTTCTTTGCTTCGGCACTTGCCGGAGAAACAGAACCCCAATGTCCTTTGTTCTCGCCTGTACCAGTTGCGCCCATACCACTCTTACGTGCTGTAGTGTAGTCGTAGTCACTACCTTCTGGGTCAAAAGTTGCAGCCTCTACAATACCACCATCGCGGTAACCTTTGGGTGACACCATCCCCGGCGAAGCCATTTTGGGATTCGTTGAGGTAATGATGGAACTTTTACCAACTTGTGTAGCCAAGGCCGCCTCCTAAGTTGCTCTTATCGCTAGTGTATACCAATACACAAACTTGTTGTCAACAAAAAAATCCCCCGGAACTTTCGCCCACGGGGGTAACTCCAACTGAACGGAGGGTGACAACTGCGTGAGCAGTGAGGAAATCATATCATGTCCATCCAGCGGAAGCAACTTGTTTGACTTCTCTACGTCTAGGTAAAGATGTACCTTCACCAACGCTGGTGATATGCAGCATCAGATACTGTAGCGCTTCGGCCACGTGCGAATGTTTGTTCTTGTCAATATCGCCGTCGCCCTTGGGCTTGTAGCGATACCCGCCCATCATGGCGGCTTTAAGCTGTGTGCACC